GGATCTCATTGGTCTGAGTGGACCTGGGCCATGTGGAGTTTGCACAATCCCTATTGGTGTGGAGTCAGTTTCAGTAGATCACAGTCATGTTCACTGTTCTTATTACGATTTGGGTCAGACCATTAAGTTTATAGTTAATATAGGGTTGAAAAAAGTTTTTCCAATGTTGCTGCGCTATCGCGCTAGTTCACTGACAGCCACTGATCGTGCAATTTCTGTTCTAAGTCCTGTAGCCTAGCCAAATCTTTTTGATTTCTCAGTTGTTTGTATACTAAGTTTGGTATAGCGAATTCGCCCTGTTTTTGTTTCAGTCCCAGTTTGCGGAATTGTCTCAATAGTTCTAGAGTAGTAGTCACTGTGTCTAGGTCTTGTAGTTTATCGGCATGATCTATAATGGTCTTCCATACTAGGGTAAGTTCATTCACACTCGCATGATCTATATTTGGTATAGTGCGTTTGGCCTGTTTAAGCCAACGATCCTGTTTCACTGAGTAAAGACCAGCTGATTCGCCGGGAGTGTGAACATTTTCCACATATAGAGTAACTGGAATGCCGTAGATCTGTATATTGTTATCTCGTTCGTAGAGATGGCGTTTAGTATCAAATAGTTCGTCAGCTTCATCTCTGCAGTCAAGTTTATCATAGTCTGTGATTAGATGTAGGTCCAGATCTGAATCGTTAGTATAGTTATAGTTCACATTTGAGCCTGTGATCACTATGTCCAGTACTGGAAATTCGATATCAACGTAGTCGTAGAAGTCTTGGGCAATGCGCAGTAGAGCGCCACGGACCTCTGGTTTAAGACGATCACGAGCTTCCCATAGTTTAGGGTTAAGAGTGGCCTGTAGAGCAGTTTTCATATCTCTGTATTTACCAAGGTTAAATATGTGTATGATCAGAGACAATTATGTTGGTCAACTTGTAGTGGCCAATCCCAACAACCCCAAAGACGACGGCCTCAGTCGTAGTGTGCATATGATAGTCACTCACACGCCCACATTGGCAGTGAGCCTACAGATTAATCAGCCATATCAAGATCTCACTCTCAGCAGAGTCACTCGTAACATAGGCATAGATCATCAAGGTGAGCAGCCAATATATGTAGGGGGCAATATCAATCAGCACAAGATACATGTCATACATTCCTTGGATTGGTCTGGTGTAGGCACAGTCTCTCTTACAGAACAGATAGGACTGACCAATGACATATCTGTGCTCATGGCTGTGAGTAGAGGGGAGGGGCCTGAATATTTTCGTGCCTGTGCAGGCTATTGGACCTGGGATGACGGTCGTTTTGAACGTGAATTATTGGGATTGGTGCCCATAGAAGATGATCCTTATCGTTGGGAATGCCTCGAAGCCACTATAGAAACTGTGTTTCTTGTAGATCCCGGTATGCAGTGGCATCACTGCATAGAGGAGTTGGCCAGACAAAAGGTCTCAGCCTGGCTCTAGTCACGTTCTGGGTTTAGAGCTGACAGCATGGATCTAATAGCAGGTGCCTTTACAGTGGTCTGTGGTTTTTTGATATGACTTTGACCTTCTCTAGGATCTGTTCTAGTAATTTCTCCTGTATCCGGATCCACAGTCTCTGTAGTGGTCGTTGATACCACGCTGGTACGTTTGAGCGTGACCTCGGGTCTAGCCGACTGTGAAGGTCTTTGGTCTTCATCTTCGCCCAGGTCTGATATACGCAGAGTATCTATGTTAAATTCAAGATCTACCTTTTGCCCCACACCTGAACTGGAGCGAGTCTTCATAAACTGTATCTGATATCGTCCACGTTCTTTCATAGCACGGCTGGTAAAGATACCAATGACATTATCTGCTGTCTGTATCTTGCTGAGACCGCCGGAAATATGGCTATGATCAAACTCAATTTCTTCTACTGCGGCTCTGTTCAGCTGACTGGCAGTCACTGTGATACACTGAGTCTCCATGGCCAAGTTACGTATCTCTTCTGACACATATTTGTCTTTTACGAATAGATCTGAGGGCGATACCTTTACACTTAGGGGCATCATTAAATCCAGGTAATCTATGAGCAAAACATCGGGTTTTTGATGTTTTTTGACCTGATATTCCTTCAAATAGGCTCGAATATCGTTACAATTTTTACCTGAGGGCATATACTTGATCTGTATACTACCTGCACGTTTCTCCAGCATTTTTACCTTGAGTTCTACGTCGTCTATGTTCTTAAAAATTTCCCTAGTAGGTATACCTGTGGTCATTGAATCCAGTCGCATGGCCACTAGATTTTCAGAAAGTTCGAAAGTAAGATAAATTACGTTCAGTCCTTGCAGAGCCCAGTTAATGCCCAGATTGGCCAGGAAAAGTGATTTACCACCGCCCGATGCTGCGGCAAAGATATTAAGTTCGCCTCTGTTGAATCCACCATATAGTTTACGATCTACTGTGGGCCAGCCTGTGGATATTTGACCATTACTCTGTTTCAGTCCTTCCAATCTAGTGCGTGGGTCTGCAAAGTAGTCAGTGCCCATGTCCTTGTTCAAGCTGATCTGTATAGCATCTTTGATTAACTTTTCTACTGGATTATAGTCACCTTTCTCTAGTAGATCAGCTGAACGCAGTATGGCACGTTCTAGGGCCTTGTGCCTAGTAAACTGTTCAAATTGGTCTAATAGCCAATCATAGTTTTCTTTGGGAGTCTGTATGGCTTCTAATTTAGTTTGACAGCTGGCATTGACCTGAGACAGATCTGGCATGACCTTATAGCGATCCACATATTCAGTTAGGAATTTAGCACAGTTCCTCAGTCGTTGATCAAACAATTCTGGATCAAAAATATTCTGACAGCGAACAAATGTTTCTGCGTCAGAGATAAACATTTCAAGATAGAGTTTTTGAACGTCGTAGTTATAGTCGGTCATGTTTAAGTTGTTTCTCTAGTAGTTGTATTTTTATACGATTGTGTTCTTGATAGTGTAGTATTGTGGTTAAAGTATATAGCCTACCATAGCTTTTCACAGCATCTGCTACGTCTTTGATGTGTGATTCCCAGGGTGGTAGGCTCACGGACCAACCCTGTTCAAGAGCGTGCCTAATCATCTTGCTACCTGCTGGATCTCTATCCGGTACAACAATTACAGGCCTAGACAAACTGCGAATACGTGTGATCTGTGCTTGATTAGGTTCGTTGGTCATTATGGCCACAGCATCTATGGCTATGGCATCAAATTGTCCTTCTACCACAATACAGCAAGTTCTGTCTTCAGTTTGCCTATCAATGTTAAACACGTAGCCACTTTGACTGTCAGTAAGATATTTTGGTTTTCCTTCTTTTATCTTTCTGGCTGTATATCCGACCAAACGACCTTGATCATAAAAAGGTATGATCACTCTGTCCTTGTAGCCAGGTTCTGCAGAATAGTGCCAAGGATACCAATCAAGGCTCTGACCACGGTCTAAGATATAGGCTGCTGCTTCAACAGCAGGGTCTAGTATGTTAGGATCGGTTTCTTGTTGGATAATTTCTTCTAACAATCTGCTATTCGGAGGTAGTGTTTTTTCTTCTAGGTCTTTGACTAACCTTGGCAGTTCCCTAGGCTGTTCTTCTTTGGTCTTCAATGCCCAGAGACTGAGTTTGGTTATGTCGCTTTCTGGGAGGCCTAGCCATTTAAACAGACTGCGAGTATTGTTACTAAGATTTTTGCCCATACTCCAACCCGCTTTAAATCCACAGTTAAAACAATGATATTGAAAACTGGAGTCGCTGGTCAGAATGCCACCTCGTTTTTTAGTATCTCTACCTTCCCCTCTGTTATGGCAGCAGACAGCGTCAAAGCTGATCCAGCCAGATGGAGTCATTTTTCTTCGAGCGGGCAGAAGAGTTAGCAGTGTGTTGACAATTTCGTTCACACTGTTATTTTAGCTTCTATACAGTGCTTTGTCAAGTTTTCCGTAGTAGTCAGGATCGTCGTTTAGACTTTCGCCTGGTTTAGTTGCTGGTATAAATTGCAGCCTAACATAGCTGTAAATACCATGAAAGTTTACAGCCTCTATGCCGGTAAATTGGTTATAGGTTCTTTCAAACACTGTGGCATATTTTCCAAAGCTAGCAGGTGTATTGCTCAGTGTGCCCTGTATTCTTATGGTGCCTCTAAATCCAGTCATATAGACTGCCATGGTGTGTAGAGCAGGGCCGCTATTATATTCTGGGTTAGCATAGATATTGCCACTGGTATGTTCATAAAGGTCAGTATTTGAATTCATCTGTTTGTTGAAGGCAATGATTTCTTGACTGGGCTGTAGAACTGGAAATACATCATTAAGCACCACGGCAGTGCCTCTCACATCGTAATAGGTATTGGAGTAGGCTGGGCTATAGGTACCGTCTGTGTTAACCACTCTTACTGAAAAATTGTAATGACTAGGGTCAAGATCAACAGTGTCTGACTCTGTAAGGCTGAGTAGAGCCAGTCCACGAGTAGCAGTATTTGTTTCAATAACTTCAAGTGGTTTTTCTAATACCAATCTTTGATTAAGTGCGTCATACATAGAAAAGATAAAGGTCTGTGTGCTAACACTGATACGTTTTTGATCGCTGTTCTTAAACTGTATCCTTACAGTATTTTTAAGACCACGTTGTATTTTTAGTTCAGGTTGGTACATGACGGCGTTAACCCCTCTTACAGTTGTGTCCAAATCCAGCGTAACATCAAATGTGTTGGCATATAAATAGATTGGTAGATTTTGCATATGAATATTTATTTTAGCCAATGACTAGTTACGCAGCCTTTCAACGGGATCATCCATTCATCTCATGTATTAGATCAAATGACGTAGAATATATAGGCATAGTCATTAACTTCGACAACTATGTGGCCAGTATGTATGACATAAGTGTTATACGCAGCGATGAAGATCGCAAAGCGTTCTTAGAACTAGGTGAAGTATGGTGGTGGGAGTCAAATCGCAAAATACCTATCAATATTTTCCTCAAGCAGGAGATGTCGGTATTTCGTTATAGCATAAAAACGTTCAACAGTAAGGATGCAGAAGTTATATTTGGTCCTGTGGTAAATCTCAGTGACATCGCAGAAAAACGAGTCAAGCGTAAGAGTATACAGTTAGTAAGAACACCTAAGAGTAGTCGTGGCTGATCTGTTCACAGATAAGATTCATTTGCACAACTATTGCGGCTGCATAGGCCACGGCGTGTGATTTCTTAAAGTAGTAATCGTCATTATCTGGTTTCGTCCATATTTCTGTCATCACCGTAGTCCAATCTTTGCCAATCAGATAACGTTTCGCTGGTCTTATCATAGCCAAAACTGCCGCTAGTTGGACGATCGTCTGGGGTTTCATACTTCTTAAGATCGAACCATGTCCGTTGACGTGAAATAGCAAGTTGACGAAATCGTCCTGTTCCAGTAAATCCCATAATGGCTCCTTATTCAGTAATTCATTGAGATGTTCTTCGCTGCGAATATCTTTATATATGCCTACGTTTAGAAAATCTAGTTTAAAGTATCCTCTTTGTTCTGCTTCTTGGTATAGAACACTACTAGCACCTGATAAAGGATGTATAGGAATATTATGCACATATACACCTGTATTGTGTTTTTTATCTTGACTTATACTTGCCGGAACATGACGAATGATATTTAAAATCTTGGATCTATCTGCAAAGTCGATGTCAATGTCAGGCATTTATAATTCTCCAGCTTCTGCCATTTTAAGCATTAGGCTATATTGCTCATAGGCTTTTTTCACAGCAGGGTATTTTTCTTTCAAATATTTTTCACGTTCTTTCTGTTCCATGATCCAATTGAACATATCATAGTGT